CTTTAGATGCGGTAGATTTTTCTTGTTCTAAAATTGGAGTTATTACAGATAATTATAGTGCTGAATTTAATTTAATTTAATTTAATTTAATTTAATTTAATTTAATATTATTAATTATATTTAATAATATTATATATATACCTAAGTTTTAAAAACAAAAAAAAATAACTTAAATAATAAATGATATATTATATTATAAAATGGATGAGATTAAACAAATTAAAAATAAATTAAATAAATTAAAAAGAGTATTAAAAAAAAAGAATGAAGAATTAAATAGTATTTTAATAATATGTCACAAAGATGATGATTTTTTAGATTATCTAGAATTTAAATATTATAAAAAAGAACAACACAGATTAAAAAATGAAATATTAGAAAAAGAAATAAAAGAAATTAAAAGGAGAATAAATAAATTAAGAAAAGAATTAAAAAAAAAATATAAATTAATTTAATCATTATTATTATTTATAACATATGCTTCTCTTTCACTTAAAATTGCCATTGGAAAAGTTCTAAAGATTGTAACCCATCTAGATTTTAAACTTTTTATTTTTTTAATTTGTGCTTTATCCAATCCAAAATAAGAATCTAATAAATATTTCATACTTTTCCCACCTAATCCATTAGGGAAAATAGTTATAGAATGAGCTTCAGATAATATTATTTTCGTTGCTCCTCCATTACATGCGGTATGTGTTGTAATAATACAACTTGTATTGTGATGTCTTCCCACTTGTAAAATTTGATTCATTATTTGATTTACTTTATTTCTTATTAATTTTGATGAAATAACATCAGTATCATCAAAAATAACCATTGAATCCTTAAAATCTTCAGCTTGAATATCTTCATCACAAAATTCTTCACTTAATTTAAATCTTTGTAAGCCTTTTAATTTATCTAATGTTGAATCACTTTCTAAAGCAGAAAATAAATAAATATTTCTTTTTGGATACATTTTTTTATATTCCATACAATAATGCAAAGTATAATAACTCTTACCTGATCCACTACGTCCAGTAATATATAATATTTGACGCTCTGTATTAGGATTAGGAATTTGTTGAAATTTTTCCTCAGGTCTTAATTTAATTTCATTATAATTTGTTCTAGCAGTTTCAGAATCATCAATAGATATAATAGGTGTTTGTTTTGTTTTTTTACTTTCATTTTTTATAATTGCTATAGGTGTACCTATTTGTTCAACATTCATATTTTATATTATAAATTAGATTAGATTTTATTTTTAAATTATTAAATCTATATTAATAATTTTTTAAAATTATTTTCTAAATATTTATAACTATATTCATTAATAAGTTTAAATAAATTATCTCTAACTTTTATTATTAATTCTTCTATTTTTTTTAAACTTTTTGTTTGAAAAAAATTAACTTCTTCAAATTCTATACCGGCTTCATATGCCCATTGTTTTATTTTTTTAATATTATATAAAATATCATCTATATTAGGTTTTCTAAATTTTTGTTCTAAAATAATTAATAAAATATCAAATTCATTTTTACATTTATTTATTAAGCCTACATTAGAATTAAAAAAATCTATTAATTTAATTAATTTACTTTTATTTTTAGTTTTATTTCTTAACATTAAAGAGAATAATCTTTTTAATACTTTCCAATAATTTTTCATATATAAATATTCATTTAAACTCTTCTCTATTCCTAATTCAATATCATCATCATTATAATAATTGGTAGTAGATCCAAATTTAAAATAATAATTTTCAGAAAATTCTGTAAATATATTATCAATTAAAACTATCATATCAATTTTAATTGTAGATTTCTGTTTTAAAGCTTCTTGAAAAGTAATATCATTTTTAATACCTTTTATTATATCTTTATATTCCCATCTTAATGGCTCACCATCCTGTCCTATACCACATTTAAAATCTGTTATAAAATAATTTTTATTTTTTTTACAATATATAAATTTTTTTTTAAAATAATTATATATTTTATCTAAAACATTTTTATTAGATTTATCATTAATAAATTCTTGTAAATCGTAATCAGAATTATATTCTATTTTTTCTAATGAACCTGATCCAATAACTTGATATTTTCCATTAATTGTTAATATATTAAAAACATCTTTTATTTCTTCAGGATAATTATTTTTTTTTTTAAAATAATTTGTCATATATATAAATATATTATATATATAAAAAAATTTAATTAATTACATTAAATATTTAGTTCTTGAATGATTCATATAATTATTATATGGTGAGGGAAAATGTAAAAATCCTGCTCCCGTAATAGTTCTTTCAACAGCTCTATCAACATTAGTTTTTTCTTTTCCTGTTCTAGGGTCTATAACAGGTCTACCAGTTCTTGGATCTATTTCTGGTTTATTTTCTACTGAACCTGTATCAATACCAGAAATTTTTTTAATATCTATTTCAATTTTTTTAAATAAATTATCTAAATCATCGTTGGTATTAACAAAGACACGATATAATTCAGGATAATCTCGATTATTTATTAAACCATTTGCATATAATTCATCAAAGCCTTCTATAGAATCTTCAAAATTTTTAATTATATTAGAATTTAAAAAATTACTCATTTTAATTTTAGATAAATATAAAATATTTGGTGATATATTATCTTCCCACAATGACATTGCATGATGTAATAAATTTGATATTCTTGCTAATTCTCTAACTAAATTAATATTTTTTTTATTTGGTAAACCACTTTCTTCAGATTCATCACTTTCTTCAGAAATATCACTATCTTCATCAGATCCATATATTACCGTACTACCATCTCCATCATCTCCACCATCTCCACCATCCCCGTCATATCTTGAACTTGCTTGACCTGTAGAACTTGATGTTGTTGAACCTTTACTATTACTATCTATACTTCCCTCATTTTCACTATCACTACCACTATCAGTACTAACATCTCTAGCCCACATTTCTGATCTTTCACTTTCACTTTCACTATCTGCTACTGGTGCAGAATGTATTTGTGGACCTTTAACTGCTCCAACAATACCAGATTTTTTTTTTTCTTTTCCTGTAAAATCATCTCTTCTAACTTTTCTATAATTTTTTCTTTGTTTACTCAGTTTTGCTCCCCCTATTATTCCAGCTCCTAAATATCCACCATTTATATAATCTACAAAAGCATCTATTAATGTTGTAAGTTGTTTAATATCTAAAGAAAATAATGATAAATTTTTATTTACATCTGTTTCTACATTACTCGGTATATTTGGTTTTAAACCCATTTGTTGATTTTGTTGGGCTAATTTAGCATCTTCATCTTTTTTTAATTTTTTATTTATTATTTTTTTTACTGTTCTTGATGCTCGAAAAATAGAATTAGGATTATTATCTAAACCTGATTTATTCATTTTTATATATTAATATAGATATATAAAAAAAATAAATAAAAATTTTAATTTAAATTAATTTGTGTTCTTTTATATATTTACTTGCTTCACCTAATGTACATCTATTTTTAGCCATTATTTGTTTTATTAATGCACCTCTTGCGGTTCTTGTTCCTCCTTTCATTACTGCAGGGGGATATAATTCAGATGCTCCGCCAATACATTTTCTTTTTCTTACTCCTCCCATTTTAGATTTAACGTAATCTTTAGCCATTTGTGTACCCACTGGAACAATTACATCATGAAATATTTCTTTTCCAATTGGAGCAACAAAACGACCTACTGAAGTAGCTCCTTTTTTAATAGCGTCCCAAGTTTTATTTCCTCCCTCTACATTTCGTCTTGGTCTACCTCTTCTTTTTTTTTCTCGTCCGGCTGCCATTAATAAAGGTAATGCATATGGTGCGACTTTACTAGCAACTTTTAAACTTCCTACAGCTCCTTTTTTAAATCCTTCTCCGAAATCTTTCCAAAATCCAGCTCCATCAACTCGTTCGTGATGTTCTTCAGGTTCATATAATCTAACATCATGATGTACGTAATGTTTTTTAGGTCTTCCCGGTTTACGACCTGTCCCAGTCATCTTTTTTTTAACGTAATCTTTTGCCATACTAGTACCAACAGGAACAACAACATCGTGCCAGACTGCTTTAGCTCCTTTAGATAATCCAGATTTTAATTCGTGTCCAACATCACCCCAAAATCCAGCCCCTTCATATTGTTTAAAATTAGTATTATAAGTTCTATTTAATAAAGTAGGTCCGGGAACAGTTAATGTACTAGGTTCTTCAGAATAAGCAGTATAACCTGCTCTTGGATGTGCTCTAACAGCTTTACCACCGTACATTCTTTCTCTTTCTAAAGTTGCTAATGTTTCAGGTTGAGGAACGTGTTCTAAATATCTTATTTGATTTTTTTTAACTTGTTCAGCAATATAATCCTTATAATCTTGATTGACCATTATATATATAATATATATATATATTATTTATTTAATATTATATTATTAAATTAATTATTTTTTTTCTTTATTAAATTAGTTTTATTTGTTTTTCTTGCTAATCGTCTTAAAGCTAAAGTTTCTTCTTTTGAAGGTAAAGTTTTTATTTCAGGTTCAGATATAATATTATTTATTTCTGGTAAAGAATTATTTTGTATTTTTAATAAACGTATTGGCATATAACCACCTTTTTTAAATAGTGAAATTTTAGGAAAAGGTTTAATATTATTTTCTTCCATATATATATAATATATATATATATATTATTTATAAAGTTTTTATATATTTTATTCTATTTAATAAATCATTTTTTGTTTTTGCTCCTCCAAATATTTCAGAATGATGAGGATTATCTAATAAATATAATTTAATTTTTTCTTTTATATCTTTTAAAGAATAATTATTTTTTTTTATTCCTCTTCCAATCATTTGATCGGGGTTTAATCTTTCTAAAATATCATATGAATGTTCTGTTAATGGATTATAACTTTCAGCTTTAATTTTAGTATCTTGACTGTGAATAGGTTTTAAAGCACTTACAACATCTCTAGAAGATTTAATATTATATTCATTTTGAGCAGGTTTTTCATTTATATAAGCAGGATTTAAATTAATTATTTCTTTACTATTTTTTCCTAAATGTCTTGATAAAACAGCTCCTTGACTGTGTCCAAGTGTAGACACATTTTTAGATCCATATTTATCTTCAGTAGCTTTTTGAGCTTTCTGACCTTGTTTATATCTATTTGTATATTTATATAATCCAGTTGCGTAGGCTGCATTATTTAACCAATCTGATGCTCCTTGTGTTCCTCTGTGTGTAATTACGGCATGCCCTGTTTTTGGATCGTGATATACTTTAGCTATATCATTAGTTAATGATTCATCTAATAAATAATCATCAATTTTTTGATCAGGTTTTTTTGAATAAGAATTAGTAAAAAATTTTTGTAAATGATTAACAGATATTTTTCCTCCTTTTAATGTGGAATGATCTAAAACATTTAAATAAAAATGAGCTCTTTTTTTTGATATTGGTTTAAATAAATTAGAATTTTTAATTATATAATTAGAAAATTGATTTAAATTAAAATTTTTATTATTATCTTTATTAAATTTTTTTAATTCTTTTGTAAGACTTCCCCATTTTAGTTTATCAAAGTCTATATAATTATCATTCATTATATATTATTATATTATATATTATTTTTTTTTTTTTAATTCTCTATATAATTTATCATATTCTTTTTTTTTTTCTTTATTATTTTCTCTATATTTTTTTCTTTGTAAAGATAATTTATCTTTATTAATTTCATTATATTTTTGTTGTTGTATTGCTATTTTTTCTTTATTAGTTTCTCTATATAGTTTTTGTTTATCTTTATTTAATTTATTATATTCTCGATGTTTTAAAATAATAATCTCTCTATTAATTTCTTTATATTTTTTTCTAAATTCTTTAATTTCATCATTAGTTTTTTTTGGAACTCTAATATTTAAATTTGCATTCAATAATTCAATATAATATCGTTCTCGTTCAAGAGCTTCATTTTTATCATTACAAGGATATTTTTCAATTTCTAACATCTTCCAATTATCCCATCCGCCATTATCTCGTATAATTTTATAAACTTTATAATTGTAATTTTTATTATTTATATTATTACAATTAGTTTGATGAGTATATTTTCTATTAATAAAATTAGTTGTATGTCCAATATATATATCTGTAATGATTAAATCATTACAGATAATTTTATATATTATATTTTTTGAATAATCTGATTCTTTTTTACTCATTAATATATATATAATTATATATTTAAACCCCATTTAATATGTTTAAAATCTATATCATTCATATTATAATATTATATTATATAATAATAATTGACAATAAAAATAAATAAAAATAAAATATAAAATATAAAAAATAATAAAAAATATCATTATATTATAATGAATCAAAAAATTATTAAACATACTATTGATAATTATAAAAAAATTTTAAATCATTTAGAAGGACATATTGAAAGTGGTGAAGCAGACGAACAAGATTATATACAAAGTAATTTAATAAAAAAAGAAATAAAAAAATTATCAAATAATTTATTAATTAAAGCAAAGGATATAATTAAAGATGATAATTTATATAAAATATCTAATCCAAAAGAAGCACAAAAAGAAGCTTTTAGATATTTAGGACCAACAGCAATATTATATAAATCTGAAAAACCTAAAAAAAAATATAAAATTTTAAATCCTAATAATAATAAATTTATACATTTTGGTTCAGATATGGAGGATTATTTATATCATCAAAATGAAATTAGAAGAGAAAATTATTTAAAAAGAGCAAGTAATATAAAAGGAAATTGGAAAAATGATCCTTATTCGAGAAACAACCTATCAATAAATATTTTGTGGTAATAATTATAAATTAATTTAATAAAAAATATATATAATATTATTATATAATATGTCAGTCGCAAGTGTCGCACAACTCCTATTAGAACAAGGAGGAGCATCAACACCAACTCAATCATTTGTTTCTCTTACTAATAATACAGCTTTAAGTCCAGTTAATGTTGAATTTCCAATAATAATTGAAGCAGAGAATGTTATACCTCCGCCAGGTTTATATATTGCAAATATAAGTTTTGTTTTTCAATCTTTTAATGCAGGCGGAGGTCCAGCCCCAGGAATTGGAAGTGTAACATTAGAATTTTATTCCAATTTAAATGGTGTTATAAAAAGTCTTTTAAATCCAACTTCCTCAGGAGGTAATCAGAGTTTACTTGAAATTTGTGGTTCTGTAGTTTTTGAATCTGATGGTGTAGCATTTTTAGGAGCTCAAGCTAAATGTTTAGAATTTAGTGGGGCAGCTACACAGATTTTAGTACGTTCTCCATATGGAGGTTTTCCGCCTAATATTACATTTACTAAAATTGGTTAAAAAAAAATAAATAGATTCTAAAAAAAATATATATAATAATATTATATATATATATGTCAGTTGCAAGTGTAGCAGAATTATTATTAGAACAAGGTGGAGGTGGTTCAGTTCAAGATATTGTTGAAGGTACAGGTATTATAGTTAATGAATATGCTAATGGAGTTTTTGAAATAGTTAATGATGGAGTTTTAAGTGTTTCAGCAGGTACAGGTATTACAATCACAGAACCTACAGCAGGAAATTTTCAAATAACAAATACAGCATCAGCACCAACAGTATCTACTTTTTCTATTGGAGCAACAACACCACTAACACCCGTTAATACTGAATTTCAAATAATAACATCGGTCGATGGTGTTATTCCGCCAGCAGGTTTATATATTGTAACTATATTTTTTATTTTTGGTTCTTATAATCCCGCAGGAGCCACAGCCCCAGGATTTGGTGAAATAGAATTAGAATTTTATTATTTTAAAAATGGTTCAGCAATTAATTATATATATCCTACTGTTACAGCAGTAAATAAAGAACTATTATTTGTTCAAGGTTCTACAGTCGTAGAATGTGATGGAGTTTCATATTTTGGAGCACAAGGAAAATGTGTATCATTTTCAACTACAGGAACAGCCACACAGGTAGCAGTACGAGCACCATTTGCAGGTTTTCCGCCTAATATTACATTTACTAAAATTGGTTAAAAAAAAAAATAAATATCTAAAAAAATTAATTTATTATTATATTATATATATAAATGTCAGTTGCAAGTGTAGCAGAATTATTATTAAATCAAGGAGGGGGAGGAGGTGGTTTAGTTGATGATATAACTGCCGGTGATGGTATAGATGTTAATGAAGTTTCAACTGGTGTTTTTGAAATATCTAATATAGGAGTTGTAACTATAACAGCAGGCGATGGGATTAATGTAGATGCATCAACAGGAGATATAAATATATTTAATACTGGAATTTTGACAATAGCGGAAGGTGCGGGTATTACTGTTACAGAAACATCAGCGGGAAATGTTGAAATAGCTTCTGATGTAAATCCAGCAGATTATTATACAATTACTGATGCAGATGCAACATTTCAAACTTTAGCAGATACAGCTAATTATTCAACAACTATTGAAGCAAATGCATTATATCAAAGTCAGACGGGGATGGTTAATTATTCAACAACAACAGAAGCAAATGCATTATATCAAAGTCAGGCAGATATGGCAAATTATTCAACAACAGCAACAGCAAATACATTATATTACCCTTTAGGTAATATTTATTTTTATTTAGGACTTGCAGATTTATCAGCAATGGCTCCACAAACATCAAAAGGTTCACAAATTAATGTACCATTTTATTCACGTGCTACAAGTGCTATTTTAATATCATCAAATGAAGGGGCAGGTGTTGCTTCAGTAGTTTGCAATGTTTTTTGGGCAAGTAGTATATTAAGTCCACCATCTACAACATTAGAATTATCTTTTTTTAATTCTTCAACAACAGTCACTGTAAATACAGGAATGTATTATAGTATTTTAATTATTAATGTTTAAAAAAAATATTTTTAATTAATAAATAAAATTAATTAAAAAAATAACATATTAATACATCATACGGCATATTATCGTGTTTTTTACTACTTTGTTTTATAAAATTTTTAAATTCTTTTAGATCATATCCCATATGTGATAATAATAAAAAACAAATACACCAACGTCCACATGTATTAATACCATCTTTTAATTTTTGATATTTAGTTTCATTATAAAATATTTGATTAGGTTCTTTAATAGTTTTTAATATTCTTGATAAATGTTTTTTGTCTTGTCCTAACATTTTATTCATTATATTCGGAATAAATTTTAATTCTCCATCAGGTTTTTCACCGTAAGAATCAAACCAAGTATAAATATTATCTTTTCTTGTTAAAACACACCAATGACCACTATTTTTTTGTGATTCAGTTAAAATAATTCTATAATCTCTTTCATCAGGTAATAATTGATCAATATCATTAATATTTTCTAATTCAGAATATTTTAATAATTTTTGAGGAGCATCAATAAAATATTTATTAAAATCAGAATCTGAAATCATCGTAGCTAATTTATTTTTCATTTTATTATATAATTGTTCTTTTTTTAATTCATTTAATTTATCTTGATTAGAACTCATATTAATAATATAATATAATATTTTATTTTTTAATTTTTATTTGAATAAAAAAATTTAAATAATTTTAAATAGATATCTTTTTCTTCTCTTATATTAGTAGATCTAATTTTTATTATTAAATAATTTAAATAAATATTTTTTTCTAATTTTTTATTTCTTTCTTCTTTACTTATCATTAATATTATTTATAATTAAATTTATAAATAATAATTATTTTTTAAAAATCTTCTGTAATTATATTTGATATATTTGAAGTATCTAATCTTTGATATGATGTTGTTCTATTTTCAAAAAAATTATTTTTTACATTAATATTAATATTTTGCATGAATAAAAAAGGATTAGAAACATTATATAATTTATCATATCCTAAATTTAATAATATTCTATCTGCTGTAAATTCAATATATTGAGACATTAATTGAGAATTCATACCTATTAATTTACAAGGTAATGAATCTATAATAAATTCTTTTTCTATTTCTACACTTTCACTAATCATATTTTTAACTGTTTTTTCATCTAATTTATTTATTATTTTTGAATATAATAAATAAGCAAATTCACAGTGCATTCCTTCATCTCTTGCAATAAATTCATTAGCCATACAGAGACCAGGTAAAATATTTTGTTGCTTTAACCAATAAATAGCACAAAAAGAACCAGAAAAAAATAAACCTTCAATAATAGCAAAAGCGATTAATCTTTGAGAAAATCTTGTATTAGAATTAGCCCAAGTAGAACCCCAATTAGCTTTTTTTTTAATACAAGGAATTTTTTCTATAGCATTAAATAAATTATTTTTTTCATCTTGATCTTTAATTATTTCTTCAATTAAAACTGAATATACTTCTGAATGTATTGCTTCCATCATTCCCTGAAATTGATAACATATTTGAGCTTCTAAAATTTTTACTTCTTTTGAAAAATTATCCATTATATTTAAAAATACTAATCCATCTGAAGTAGCAAAAAAAGCTAAAATAAATTTAATAAAATATTGGGTATCATTATCTAATTTAATATAATCTATATAATCTTTAGATAAATCTAATTCTTCTCTAGTCCAAAAAGAACGCATTTGTTTTTTATATAAATTCCATATATCTAAATGTATAATAGGAGATATACACAATCTTTGTTCTTCATTTAATAATGGTTCTAAAATTTTATTCATATAATTATATTATATATAATAAAAAAAAATATATAAAAAAAATATATAATTCTATTTTATTATATTAATGAGTGAAAATAAAGAACCAACTGAAAAAGTAAGAAATAATTATTTGAAAAAAAGAGAAGAATTATTTAATAAATATGAAGAAGATAATAATATTAATGAATATAAAAAAAATGTTATAAAATTAATTAATACTTATCAAAAAAAATATCCTTCATCAGATTTTTTTAAAACAGATAATATTAGTGAAGAAGAAAAAAAAGATATATTATCTAATAAAAAAAATATAATAGAAAAAAAAGAAAAAAAACCTAGTGATTTAAATTACGATGTTATAAAACAATTGAAAAATTTAAAAAAAAATTTATTAAAAAAAAGAAGTTTTACTAATGGAGAAAAATATCATTTAGTTGATGATTATAATGTATATATAGGATATGAAATTTATAATAATGATAATATACAAATGATTGCATATGATATAGATAAAAGTAAATTTATTAATACTATTGATAAAAGTATTCAAGAAGCTATTGAATATAATTCTATTAATAATATAAAATATATTGTTAGATTTATTATTAATATTAATATGGAAGATTATATATATGCACCTTTAAAATTAACATGTGTAATTAATAAAGTAAGTGATGGTAAAATAGTAAGACAAAATTATAAAATTGGTACTATTAATTATACAAATAATGATTTATTATTAAATAAATTTAATATGAAAGATTTAGAATTATTAATGAATTCATTATTAGATGGTGTAATTGGATCTAATCCTATTGATATTACTACATTAACAGATCTATTAAATATAAAAAAATCTAATATAGAAAATATAAAAAATAAAAAAATTCAAGATAGATTGAATAAAAAAGAAGCTAAAGTAAAAGAAAAATTAGATAAAGAAAAACAAAGAAAAGAATTAAGCGAATATAAAAAAACTAAAGAATATAAAGATGAAATGAAAAAACAAAAATTATTAAAAAATATACCTATAGTTGAAAAAGAATTAACTAAAGAACAACAATCAAAATTATATAGACAAATATTAGGATATGCAATTAATGCAGAAATAGAAGAAAATAAAAAACCTAAAAATATAGGATTATCATTACCATTTAAAAAAACTAAATCATATATAAGAACTGTATATAAAAAACTTAAAGGAAAACATTTAGCATTAAAACCAGATTCAGATATAGATCATGATGCATCAACACCAGAGAAATGGGAGACTATAATGAATATGGTTAGATATCTATATGAGAATAATCCAACAGATAAAATATTTATTGCTTTAAAAAATTATTTTAATAAATTAGATAAAGTATATAAAGAAGAAAGACCAGAATTATTTTTTGAATTAGATGAAGAAGAAAAAGAAAATATGTTTAATCAAAGAAAACAAAAAAATAATTTAAATGAAGAAAAGAAAGATAAAATAAAAATGGAAAAAGAAATAGAACAAGCTAAAAAGAAAGCTGAAATGTTTGAAAGAAGAAAGAAAGAAATTGAAATGGAAAAAGAAAGAGAAA